CGCCGGCTTGCGCTAAACCGTCGCTTTCGTCGCGTCGATCCACGCGCCATTCAGCGCCGCAGGCCCTGCGAAGCTCCAACTTAGCTCGAAAACCGGCCACCGGGCGATCCCGAGGTTTCGCCACTGCGGCAAGATGCGATACGAAGCCGAAACCACATCGCCTTCGTTCGTCACGACGCCGGTGGTTTGGAGGATGTTATTTCCCCAGGTTCTTCCCCGATCAACACTAAGCCGAAGCGCCAACTGCGGGGGCTCCGAGTTCGGCCCAATCGGCCCATCACCGCATTGGAAATCCGCAAAGAACCCATGAAGGATGATACCCTTGCCGTCCGAGAGTTCCATTCCCTGACCGGAGCCCCCGAACCCCCCACCAACCACCCCGACTTGCGGGAACGTCCGGATGCGTGGAATCGGCCTCGCGAATGCGCCTTGGCCATCCCCCAGATCCACATCCGCCGCGTAGTAGTCCGGCGTTACTTCGTAGATCGTTCCGTTCTGCCAATCCTGTCCCATGTTGAGGCCGTTCACCCAGGCCATCGAACCAACCCGCGAGCGATTGAGTCCCCCATTGGGATCCAGGAAAGCCTCCTGGTGCCATCCGAGCTTGGGGTCGCCAAGCGTCACGTCAAAAACCCACGTTTGATTCCCCGCCGGGAATGTCAGCGCGTAAAACATATGCCCATCGCGCATGAAAACAAACCCGACCGCATCGGAGATCTGCGTCATCTGCTGCAAGGCGAAGCTAAGTGCGAAGTTTGACACCACGGAAGTTTGGTATCCGCTTTGGCGAAGCACAACCCCAGCGCCCATTTCGTTCTGACCAAGCCAGAACACGCCTTTGTCAACAAACGCAACAGAGTACGGTGCGATGCAGCCGAACTCGATATACGCGCCGGGGAGAATAGCGAACGGGAACAAGGGGTTCCCTGCGTTGTAGTGGATTTCCCCTCGGGTGTTTCCGAGGAGGATGATTTCACGTTGGTTCACCACGAAAGTATTGATGAAATCGGGGTAGCCGTCTTTCACCCCGATGAGCGTGTTGTTGAACGCGAGAGCCCCTTGCGTAGTACAGCCGTATTCGTTCGTCAGCGGCAGGTTCCACAAGAGATACCCGTCCAGAAAGTCCACCTTGGTGGCCCCAGCGAAAGCCCCAGTGGGGTCTACGATCTCCGCAAAGCCGGTGTTTGTCTGGATGTCCCAGGTGTACCCGACAGGGGAGTTATCCACCAGGAACGCCTGGACCCCATTGTCCCGCATGGAACACGGATACGACGAGTTCTCGCTGAGTTGCCCGAGGAGGGAAATCTTGTTGTTCGGCGCAATCGCGTATACATTCGTTCCGATGACCTCGTAGCCGTTGCCGTTCGAGGCCCTGAAAACCCCCCGGCCGACGCCGGGAGCCGGCGGAACAATAAGCCCACGCAACCCCGCAGTCGGATAATGCGTCATCTTTTGTCCCCCTCGCGCGGGTTCGGGGAACAAATTGACACAGCGTTCCGCGGACCCCAAGACGGATCTTGTCGCGTATGATCCGCCAAGGAGTTCAAGCATCATAACGGAGGGCTTTCAACGGCACAGGGAAAGTCTTCGCAAGGCTCCGCTTCGCGTCACGAAGCCACGCCGGTTTGCTTCCACACGCCGCTGGTCGTGCACACGAAGATCAACGCATACCCCGACGCAAGTGTGATTGCGGTAGCGTTCGCGGTCTTCGTCACCGTCGCATTCGCGACGATCTGATCAAGCGCCGAGGCATTCGCCAGGTTCGGCGAAGCGTTCGCGTAGATCTTCGCGGTGTTTGCGCTGTTGTTGTTGACGACGAGTTGCGCGCCCTGGATCGCAGACGGGAGTTGCACGGAATCGTTCGTCGTGGCGACCGTCGTAATCTCGTTGACGCCATACACGAGCGTCGGCGAAGCCGCTTGCGCGCCACCTGCCAGCGCAGTAATCGGCGCTGAAGCCCCCAGAGTAAAATTCGCCAGGTTCGTCAGAGCTTCGCGGGAGATCAACGCGTCGCCTTGTTTGTTGTAGAAGTTCGTGAGGTAGTTCATCAACGAGATGGCCATCGGGAAGGGACCTTTCGGGTAGGGGGGTAGGGGGAGAAAGAACGCAGAACTTCGCAGAACTTCGTGGGCTTACGCTGGCTTACGCCGGGCCAGACTGATCCGAGAAGATATTATACATCCCGGGCCTCGGACTGAGCCCCGGCGGAGTGCCCAACAGCGGGATTTGCGTGTTTCCGCGGCGGATTGTATCGAGCGAATCCCTCGCTTGCGCAGCGAGGAGATCCCCAGGGGTCATGGGAATCCCATACTTCGGCCGGACTTCCATAGCGATGTTTTTCACCAGCGCTCGGTAGTACGGAAACGGCAACTGCATTACCACCGCGAGGGGGTTCCCTGCGAGCGAGATCGCTTGCGGCAGCGACTTCCGCACAGTAAGCCCTAAAGCATAAATCCCACTCTGAGGCCACGGCCACACGTAGAGATTCCCGTAGGGCCACTCAGCCTGATAGTAACACACCAACGAAAAGTTCGTCAGACCTTTCATGCGGATCGCGTTGTAGTCTTCCAGCGACGGAAGCAACCGCAACGGATAATCCACCGGACCATTCGGCGCAGCGACAAGTTGCCGGAAGAACGCGCTTTCGATGCGATCCGGGCGCGTAGCGAGGCCCACAGCCCCCACGGAGATCTGCGGCGGGGTCGGAAGTGCCCCCAACGGGCCGATTGTGTAAGGAACAGGATTGCCGTTGCCATCTACGCTTTGTCCCGTTGCTTGCACAGTGTAAGTGACCAAGGTGTAGTTCAGCCACCTTTTGTTCGACCAGGTTTCAAGCAACTGAATACCCCTGGCAGAAGCACCCAGAAGATCCTCCGCCAGGGGAATCATACCAATACCGATTGCGCCGGAATCCTGCAAGGCTTCCGTGAGGAGATCTCCCCAAGTCGTCGCTGCGGGATTCTGCGAACTCATCAGACCAACCCCGCCCGAGCAACCGCCGAACCTGCTTTCGCCGGTGGCACAAAGGCGCCCTCCGCGCCATCAAGTTCCGCCTGGGCCGCTTTCGCCTCTTCGAGCATCTCCGTGAGGCGCTTGTTCTGCTCCTCAAGGTCCGCGATACGACTGCCAGCGGAGATCGCCGGAACCGGCAGGGGCTTCAAGCCGAGTTCTTTCCGCCAGGTTTCGTTCGCCGCTTTCGTCGCAGTAGCCGGATGCTTGTGCCAGCCTTCGGCGAGGGCCTCCGCAAGCTCCGCCTCCGAAGTAACTTCCCGCGAGATGATTTCCCACTGCTCACCAAACGTCTCGACGGTGCCCCAGGAAGTCCGTTCTTTCGTCCCCGGCACGCTTACACGTTCTTCGCCCCGCGGATGGTACAGCATCATCGGGAACTTCACCGGGCCGGCATAAATGCTCCTCCCTTGGGCATCGCGGGAGTTCGCGTTCGCCGGGTTGCTCGTAAAAGCCCCGGAGGCTTCCATCGCATCGTAGATGGTAAACCGATCGCCGTTCTTGAGGGTCACGAGGGGGACTCCTCAGTCGAGGGGGCCGAAGGAGCAGGGGCCGCAGGAAGCACTTCTGGCGGGTTCGTCTCGCTGACGAACCCGCTCAGGTCGGGAAGGGGCACTTCGACGCCTTCGGGGGCAATGCCAACCCCACCCGAGTTCGTCGCTGCCGGAGGCTCATCGGTCGGATGCAGCGGCCCCTGCGGCATCGTCGCCGCAGTGAGATCACTCACCGGGACCAGCTCAAAATTCACCCCCTGCTTCGCGAGGTGCCCGAGCCATTCATCCAGAGGCCCCAGCGCAGCGAGAACCTGGCCTTCTTTGTGCGAATGCTCACCGAAAGTAGCGGTGGCCCAATCGCGGAGTTCGGAGATTTTCACTTGGAACGTCCTTTCTTCTCTGGCTCACGCTTCGCGTCAGCCTTCTTGAGATCCGAAGGTTTGACCATCTTACGGATGAGAGCTTTGTCCTCGCGCTCATCGGGGTGGGAGGAGGGTTTTTTACTCATCAAAGTTCTCCTTCTTGGGTTCCAGGTTGGATCGTAAAGAGGACTTTAACCTCTAACTCTACGAATCTTAGATTCGCAGGAACTCTATCATCGAGTTGGTACGATCCAACCTGAACTTGTCAGACCACGTCGGCGACCACAACCGCCCATTCCGGCCGGATCCACAGATACCCATACAGCACATCCAGCCTCGTCGGCATCTGATCAGTATTGATAATATACTGCGTCAGCATACGCATGGAAATCCCGTCGAACTCCGCGCGCGAGGCTTCATGGACCCCACGGGGGATCTCCAAATCCGCCACCGCCAGCGTCACGGCCTCCGGCGCGAAAGCGAAGTTCTTCCGATACGACGTGGAGGCCGTGAGCCCGTTAGAGGGATTCACCGCCGCACCCGTCGCCGGACTCGCCGTCACGGTCTGGAACTGCACAGCATTGCCGCCGACAGCCGGGATGATCGCCGGAAACACCGGGATCGTCGTAGCGTTGACCCCGACGTTTGCAGTAGCGACGAACTGACAGAGTTCGCCGGTGGTCTGCTTGGTGATTTTGTTGACCTTGTAAACGCCAGCAATGGTAAGAATATCGCCAACGTTGATCGTCCCGGCGAGGGCATTCACCGTCAGGTTCAAGCCAGTCTGTCCGGCCCCGTTCACCGTCGCCGACCCCTGCGCGAGAGTGCCGGTGGTGTGGATGATAGCGGTCTGGTCCCGCATCCAGATGAACCCCAGAGCGTCATACATCCGCCCAGTGATGTACTGATTGGAGATCTCAGTCTGCGGATTGAGCAACCCGCTCAGCGACGCGACCACACGGGCTTCGGTCCGGGGCGAGTTGACGATCTTCCAATTCGCCGTCGGGGCGGAATTCAGACTGA